CCCTTGACTAAATTGTCCAACACTATTTCCTATTGCAACAGCATTTCCCCCTTGAGTACTTAGACCAGCATTATTTCCTATTGCAACTGCATTTGCCCCTTGACCAGCTGCCCCAGCATTATTTCCTATTGCAACAGCATTTCCCTGTTGACTAGTTTGTCCAGCACTAACTCCTATTGCAACTGCGTTTCCCCCTTGACTAGCTGCCCCAGCATTAACTCCTAACGCAACAGCGGATGCTGCTTGACCAGTTTGTCCAGCATTAGCTCCTAATGCAACAGCGGATGCCCCTTGAGTACTTTGTCCAGCACCAAATCCTATTGCAACAGCGTTGAACCCTTGACTAGTTCGTCCAGCATTAGCTCCTAACGCAACAGCGCTGAACCCTTGACCAGTTTGTCCAGCATTAGCTCCTAATGCAACAGCGGTTGACCCTTGAGTACTTTGTCCAGCACCAAATCCTATTGCAACTGCGGATACCCCTTGACTAGTTCGTCCAGCAGTATTTCCTATTGCAACAGCGTTTGACCCTTGACTAGTTTGCCCAGCATTGGATCCTAATGTTACTTTACTACTACCTACTACAAATGATAATCCGTTCCAATATAAATAATCACCATAATTAGTTCCTGTCGCTCCAATTACACCAGCTGGACCAGTTTGACCTGTTGGACCAGTTTGACCTGTTGGACCAGTTTGACCTGTTGGACCTGTTGGACCTGTTGGACCCACGAATGGATAATTGCCTAAATAAAGCGTGTTGTCCTGGTTATTTAAAACTATAGACATATATTTTATAAAAATATTATAAATATTTATAAAAAAATAATTAAGTTGCATATAATAAACCTCATCTCTACCAATAAATATCGCCATATTAACTCTCCCTCTCTTCCATTAAATATATATTTGCCTAAATAAAGGCTTCTGTCCTGGTTGGTTAAAACTATAGACATACGTTTATAAAAAATAATTAGGTTGCATATAATAATCCTGCATTTCCGCCAACAAATACTACCATATTCACTCTCTCTTCCATTAAATACATATTATAGTTGTAACCATAAATTCTCCAAGTTGGCTTGTTAATTCCTACTATATCACCCGTATTTGGATCGCAAATAGTCAACACTTGTGCATACGGATCTGCTGGAGGAGATATTGTCGTAAACTCCAACTGAATATTTGTAAAACGACTCATATTCATTGCACCTGATGGCTGTAGAGAAAAAGGATCAGTATTTAAACAAAAATTATAACAATACAGTCCTGGAGGAGCATAGCCCGCTGTTCTTACATATTTCTCTACAAAATTGTAGACGCCCGCTGGCAAAATATTCTCTCTATATTGGCCATCAAGTAGTATTCCCATTGCTACCAAAATAGATTTAATATTTTGTGGGTTGTAAACACCAGTCGTATATAAACCAGACAATGTTCCATCCGGATTTAAACCTGGACCTAACAAATGTGGCACTGGCGGAGGTGCCGGATTAGGGTTTGGAACATTGCCAGCTGTTGGTGCAGGTGTTATATCTTGTGGCATATATTCATAAGGCCAATTCGTGTAGTTCGACCATTGATTTCTTAAATTGGCATCACTTCTTTGGAAATAAAACATCCAGCTTATTACCATACCTAACGAATCCAAATCAATTCTATTTTGGCCTGTTATATTGTAGAATGGTTTCTCATACACTTGCTTAATCAAATATTTTTGTTCATTTTTGGCAAATAATGTCGATTCATCATCAGAGAGAAAACAATAGGTGCAATTTAAATTAATATCTGCTGCCCAATTAGTTCTTGTATCTACATAAGATGTAGGTCCTAATTCTTCATCTGGTGGAGTTTGTAAAAATCTGTAGAATTGCATGTAATATTGATTAAAATTAGGGGCTACGATTGGAAAATTATTTGCATAATCCATGACATCGCGAATTGTGAACCATTCATTTATAGGTCTAAATGTGACACTAATTGATAGCTCATTGTATTGTAATGCTACTAAAGGAAAAGCCTGATAAGATGATAAATTAAACCAAGCTCCTAAAGGAATCCATAATGTTCTGCCCGTTATAGAAGGTTGAGCTCCAGCCGCACTTGTTGTATAATAAGCATTTGGATATGCATTTACACGAGGCTCTACATTTGCTGGGTCATTTAATTCAGGAACATTGCCAATCATCTCATCAAATAATGCTAATTTTTGACTGCTGAAATCCCTCTGAGCTGAGGCTAAAATATACTGTCCCGAATATTGTTGCAATTGTTGATTGCCACAATTAATAGTTACTTTTTGGATAATTTGAGCACCCAAATTTTTTATCCATTGAAATTCATACGGAGCCCAATCAGAGTAAGCAGTTGTGCCATCATTTTGCTGGTATGCTTGAGGTGGCATAATAGGAGACCATATATTTGGTAATGTTATGCAAATATAACAGTCCATAAGAAGGTCAGCATAGCGCAAAATTTTAAATGTAAATGTAGATTCGGCTGTAAGACTTAGTTGCGGTGTGCTAGTATAGTCTATTCGAAAATTTTGCTTACCATAATTCGTATACTTCTTATAAGTTGCTTTCCAAAATGATTTTTGAGGATTACCATTTAAAATTAAATTCGCATTTCCTTGCGAAACGAGATTCATTAGTCCGCCTCCCATATCTGGTATATATATTTATTATTTTTTAATTATTAATTTCATCATATTTAATTATTAATTCTAAAAATTAATAATAATTTAATATATTAGTAATGTCAACAACAAATACGGGTGATTATTTAAGAATTATACAAAATATGGATGAAGATTTTCAAAGTTATATGATTATGGCATTTATTTTTATAATTTTAATAATTTTTATTGGGTATTTAATTTACCTTTCTAGACTTCAAAATGCTGAATGTGATTATATGAATAATTTATATTCAAGTGTTGATGGTAATATAAGACCGATTACTTCTGGTGACCCTGACTGCAGTGGAAACCTTTATGATTATTATATTAAAACTGCATATAATGCCTGTTCAGGAGGTTCATATAAAAACGACTTCGTTAATGTTTGTAATCTTAAAGCTGTCATCAAACAAGGCGTTAGATGTTTAGACTTCGAAATTTATTCGGTAAATGACCAACCAGTAGTTGCTACTAGTACTTCTGATAGTTATTATGTTAAAGAAACATTTAATTCTGTAAATTTTGGAAGCGTTATGGATACCATTAGAAATTATGCTTTTTCAGGAGGCACATGTCCAAATCCAACTGACCCATTATTAATTCATTTGAGATGTAAAAGTGATAATCAAGCTATGTACTCTAAATTAGCAGATATTTTTAAATCCAACAATGATATTATGTTGGGTATGAATTATAGTTATGAATCAGAAGGAAAAAATTTAGGAAATGTTCCTTTGTTACAATTACGAAGAAAAGTAATTTTGATTATGGATAGGTCTAATACAGCTTTCTTAGAAAATATTGATTTATTGGAATATGTTAATATTACAAGTAATTCTATTTTTATGAGATTATATGACTTTTATAATGTTAAAAATAATCCTGATATTAACGAACTAACTGAATATAATAAACGCGGAATGACTATAGTTTTACCAGATTCTGGCGCGTCTCCTTCTAATCCAAGTGGCATGACTTGTAGAGCAAGTGGTTGTCAAATGGTTGCTATGCGTTACCAATTGGTTGATAATTACCTTATGGAAAATGCTTTGTTCTTTGATAGAGCTGGGTATGCATTTGCATTGAAACCTGCCGACCTTAGATATGAACCAGTTACCATTCCTTCTCCAACACCTCAAAACCCTGATTATTCTTATGCAACCAGAACTGCATCCACTGATTATTATAGTTTTAAATTCTAACATATTAATTTATACATATATATAGATATTGCGAATTACTGAAGAAATGACAAAAAATCACGATGAAAAATAAGTGTAAATAAAACTATCTAATGAATGTATATGGTAGCTTATTAGAATATACAACAATATTTGACAGCTCTTCCATTTAATAAAGCCATTCTAAAATATTTGCATCATCGATTGAATATTTGCGTTTAATGACATTAACTATTACTCTATCAACAATTTCTCGACATTCTCTATAAATTAAATCTACTTCATCAAATATTCTATTTAATGTAAGTTGAGGACCCCAATTATCTGGACACAATATAGTTTCACAACAAAAACATCTATCTCCTTTATATTTAATAAATAGTTCTCTAAATTTGTCAGACTTAAATTTAACATAATGTGAGTATGGTCTTTGATTCAATTCTAATCTAGGAGATTCAAATGGATAATTAAGTGGAATAATAAATTTATATAAACGATTATCTTTTAAATTTTTTAAAATTATATGATAATATTCTTTATCATATTTTATTATAGCAACATCATCATAATTACAAAATATTCCATTTTTTTTCATATTTTGCAATTCATTCTTAATTCTACGAGCAATGACTGGAG